TATCCTTGTCTCTCCTGCCATATTCTTACCAGTATATCACATGGACTTCATCGGAGGTGAGTACAGCAAATGGGAGCTTTAAAGTCAGGGTAGTCCCTGAATTTGACCAGCGGTTGATTGTCGTTGCAGGATTTCCTTTTGGAATGGCAATGCCATTAAAAAAGACTTTCGGAACACAATTAGTACTTGGGGCAGAAGTAAAAGCGCCTGCAATACTAAATGAGGTCTCTTTTGCAACTCCGGCTGAAGGATTTGAGATTTTGAAAGCTTCGGTAACGGTTGCTTGCAATTCAGCGATTGTTTTGCCCCCATCCTGGATTAATTTACCGGAGGTAGAATTGAATACAGCAATCCTTAAATTTACAGAGGATGCAGGTCCGGTTACTGCGCCATCAATATTAGCCTGGGCAATATTCCACTTCGTACCAACAGTTGCATGTGTTCCGGCAACTGTGCCATCTTCCAAACACATGATGGTATCACCAATTTCAACTTTTGGACCCGAAGCACCACCAATACGGCCAGCTACAGAAACCTTGTACACATGCCCTGCATCTGCTGCCGGATAGTTGGGATTAGCTGAACAATTAATGATATCTATGAAAAGCATTGCTTCTCCGGAAGTCTGGATAGCATCAACATAAGCTTTGATCGCATCAGCCCTTGCGAGTTGATTTGAAGTTGCAGAAGCTGCAAGATCATCAGTAACACCGTAACCCGGTTCGAGGCTATCACCACCATCATCAGCCCAAACAGGCACATTTCCGGCATCAGGAGATAAGTTGCAATAACCGATTTGTTTTACATTCTGAACATCACTAAGACCAACCTGGGCTTTACTCACGGAGTGAGGGTTGTTGGTATCGTCAATGTGTTGCTGAATGTTACCGTTTTTAGGTTCGTAATCGGCATCGTGGTTGTGATTACCTTCTGCACAATCGCCAGCATTAGAACCGATATCAGCAACAGCAGCAGTGCCACAGCCAAGATTGGCGAGAGCGTCTACCGAATTTGCAACATCCTGGAGATTATTAGCTGCCTGCAATTGCAAAGCATTAACAACATTGCCCAGGCCTACATCTGTCTTATTGACCTGGTGTGGGTTGTCGTAATCGATTAGGTGTGATTGGATGTCAGGATCAGCTGGTTCATAAACACCGGAGTGGTTGTGATTACCAGCGGAAACCTGTGTGGATCCTGTACCAACATCTTTGGTGGCTGCATTACCCAATTCGAGATTCCCCCGGGCGGTTGCCTTATTGGGAAGATCACTCAAATTATTTGTGTCGAGAAGTTTATGACCGAGGTCAACGACAAGGTTCTCAACTTGATCTTGTCTTGTTTGTCCGTTTGCCATGGTATTGATTTTAAGTTAAAGTGACATATCTAAAAACTTCGATTTCACAATAATCCCCTTCAATAAGATCAAAGTTCGAATTGGATGGGATCCAGACAATAACATTGTTATCAGGCTGGAATGTGAAAACATTGGTTGTGTATTTTTGACCGTTGACATACATATTGACATTGTCATTGGTTTTGAATGGAGTGTCAGCAAAAGCAGCAATAGTCAGATACTGTGAGCTCACCACGAAATTCATATCAATAGCAATGGTAAGTTCCGCTTTCATGGCGAGAACTTCTCCCTGCAGGTCAATGATCTTTTGAATTTCCTCATTGGTAAGGTTGCGGAATATCTTCCATTTCCCAGCATCGATGTTGGCTTTAGTAAATTCACCTGGGGAATTAACCATGGCGATAACAATATCTCCGAATCTTATGAATACCTGATCATCATCAAGCCAGACAATTTCTTCGGCATTACATTCCCAATTATCCCCTGCAAGTACCCTGGAAGGGTTAAAGGATGAAAAGCCCTCTGATCCTCTGTAATTCCATGACTTATAAGCCGGAGAATGCACCTGCTCTTTTCTTATTCGCTGAAGGTCGTTGCTCATTAAGCCGCAGTATAAAGGATGTCAATAATGTCGTTGCGTACAAAAAGGACATTTACCCCGGGATTCATTGTGATTACCGTATCAATGCCCACATGCTCATATTTAAAATCCCAACCGTCATATGAAGTGCCAAGGACACCAACATATGGTACTCTGTTAATGCAGAAGGTCAATGGCAGAAGATTCGTATTGGGAATGGTAAGTGCACCGGCATCGCTGATTTCATCAAAGATGATACGGCGTTTGTATAGCTTATCATTCTTACCATCCAGTTTGGTTTTTGCGGTGGTACCGGTATCATACATGACGTTGGCCAGCGGAAGCATTTCAGCAACGGCGAGGGTTTTTAGCGCATCCCGGATAGCGGTAGCAGTCATATTAGTGCCAGCAGACATTACGCTGAACTTAATAGTCCACCAGTCGGCGGTATCGTAGTCGGAAGGATCGGCATCATCTTTCAGCGCAACAACCCAATCCCATTCGCTAATGGAATCGGTTCCTCCGGAACTGGATTCATCTTCATAAATCCAGAAATCACCTTTCAGGATATGTGTCATGCCGGAAGCGTAGGTTCCATTCAGGATATCTCCCTGGCCCCTGCGGTTAAGTGAGAAATCGGCACCACGGACAGCAGATTTATTTACTCGGTTCGTGGAAGTCAAAGTATGCAGCAGATCACGGATTTGTATGGCAGTCAGTGATCCGAATTTATCCCATTTCGAACTAGCTGCAGGATTGGTTTCACCGGTTGAAATAGCTTCATTTGATCTGTAAAGACCATCGCTATAAAACACAAAATAGCCAATAGGCCAGGCCTTATCACTCCATGATGGAATGTTATTGCTGGCAAGCGTGTTCAATGCTCCTTCGGCTGTGGTGCAGTTAAGGAAAGCATTAACAAACTTAACATAGCTGGCAAGCTTTTCCATTTCACGGTGGTATAAAAAGACATTCCGGAGTTCATCAGGTTCAATATCTGCAATGACGTTATCGGGAAGCTGTTCCAGCGTAAAATCTTCGACTTGTTGTTTTGTGTATGACATGATTCAAATATTTATGCAATGGTAAATCTGCAGCTGTTGATTTGAAAGGACAAAAATCAGGTCTTAAAGGCGGTGATATTCACTGGGGAAATCTTGTCATTTGTTACCGTGAATTTTAATCTATTGAGCAACCAATTGGCCTCCTTAAAACGATACTTTTTTGAGAAATCAATATTCTTTAGCTGCCCGGCAGATAGCAGGATATTGAAATCGATCTCACGTGTTGATTTTTGAAATTCCAGAAACTCTTTGTGAAATTTCTCCCGGATGCCATAATCCCCATCCCATTGCAAATCATGCTTGTCAGTGCTGATTCCGCCATCATTAAAGGGGCTTCCCAAAGGAACCCCATTTTTGATGCCGTGCCAGAACAAGAGCCTTAACTCCTGCGGTGGGGCTTGTGAATAAGACTGCCATAAATTTTGCCAATGGCCTTGATTGCCACAGATCGCCTTATTGTATTTTCGTGGGAATACCCCGGGTATTGCAAATTCAAACCCAGCATTACCCTCTGAATATGCCAGCTTATCAGAACAGTATGGTATCCAGTTTCCTGAGTTTCCGGCAAAGCCTTCCTGAAAATAATAATAGCGGTGCAGGGATCTTATGTAATAAAGATCGAGGTGCGGGTTGACCCCACCAGGAAGTTGGGTGTGGTAATCAAGTTCCCCTTTGAATTTGAATGCTGAAAGATCACTGAAATAGGCTTCATTGAGAGTGTCATTGCCATCCAGTTCGTATGACATCTTGTATCCATCCCATAGATTCGGTTTAAGGAAATTGATTTTTGAATGGCCGGAAAGAGCGATAGTGTCCTGGTCCTTGATAATATCCTTGAACAATCGGATGGATACCTCTGACTTATTATCGTCATAGAACAGGAATGATTTGAAAATGGATTCTAGGTGGTTCAGCAAGTAAGAAAGCGGCTTATCAGGCATTGATTCAGCAAAATTAAAGCGAGAGCCAAGGTGGTTGGATGGGGGCGAAACAGCAGACCAAACACAAGGCGTTACACTATTAAAGATCACCAATTGTAAAAGGTCAGCATCAGTAAGGAACGGATTGTTAACGATATTGACATTAAGCTTTGAAAAGAGACTTTTTAAGACATAATTCAGGAAGGGGAAAAGAACAAAGGTGTTTTCAGGATGCACATAATAATTTGTAGTATCAAAATAGTTCACAACGCCCTGGTATGTATTATTCAGAAACTCTCCAATTTCTGAATCGCCATAAAAGTTTGGCATTTCCATGGGGAAAAGGGTAAAATCAGTTTCAGGATAGTTTTTATTGTAGATCGATCCCCAATAACCAATCTGACTGTTGGTGTACCCAGCCCAATGCCTATCCCCACCAAGGTCAAGCTGATTAAGCTTATGCTCCTTGATCTGCGAATAGAAATAGCCTTCCCTGACGGTAAAATAAGCTTTGATTATATTATCGTCAGCAGATTTCACCACAATATTTCCATTACTCCAATGGATCCCATTGATAAAAATTGAGGCAGGGAGTGTTGCAGAAACCGGATCATGACGGTTTATGCGATTTGGAAAACCGAATGCCCTTTTATTTTTAGCCGTTCCCGGGAGTGTAAATGGATAACTAAAAGACCCAATGTCATTAAATAAAGGTGAAATGAGTTCAAAACTGATTTTAACATTACCAAGATCGAGGCCGATGTCATTAACTACGATGGATATCATTTCAGATGGTTGTTATTGGTGGTTGGATTCCCTGGGAAAGGAAATTTAATTTTGAATAATGCCTTTCTTTTGTGCTTAAGCTAAAGGATAGATCGAAGTGAAAACGGCGTTGGATATCATCCACAGGGTTAAGCTTCTTATTGGTAATGACAATCGGTACTGCCCGGTTGAGTGTTAACCAATACACTTCTTCGCTGATCAGCAGATCCCCGAGCCACTTAACATGGGATGCGGGAATGGAGCCAGTGTTCAGTTCGTAGCTATGTTCGGCAAGGCTGTTGAAATTACGCCGTACATCTTCCGTACTAACAATCTCATCCTTTGTTACTGATGGCTTTGTTTCCAGCCTTCCGGTGCAACGGAGGGCATCAAATGTGCCGAAGCTGTTCCTGAAAGCAAGGTAATGCTCATTGGCATAACTGTTATTGTCAACAATAAAAGTTTGCGTTTTGCTGATTACTACATTATCCTGATCCTCTAACCACACCTGGTACTTTACCAGTCCAGCAAATGTATGGGCGCGGTGGTCACAGATCACTTCATACAATTTATATTGACTTGCCGCCTGGGCGGCAAGGGTGATCGTTTCATCGGTGCCGTCTGAAAAAAATCTTTTGAGTTTGTATTTGATTGTAGTAGGCTGGTACGGGGAAAAGAAATAGATCCTTTCAGGGGCATCACGACTGGTCAACTTCTGATCAGGTTGCCATGAAAGGAAATCAAAGCCTGATAAAAAATCTGAAACCGAATTGCCGGAGATATCAAACTCTTTGAGTTTGGATTTTGAAAAGCCTCCAGGCAATGCAATGAAGTTGTTTAGGGTTGTCAGGCGTTTTACCTCTCCGTCCCATTTTTCAGCGAAACGCAGATCAAATGGAAGGATGAAATCATGCTGAATGATTTTATCAGAATCATATGGAAAGGTAAATCTTGGCGTTTCCGGTAACGGAATGTATGATTGTAAATACTCAGAAAGATCAAAAACGGCATTGCCGGATTGATCGGGATTGATTGCTTCTTCGCCAATCACCTTTTTATTTGAACTTGAATAGATTTGACAAACAAGTTGGTAGTTTGGTCTTGGTACTGGGCTTGTTCCTGCGTTACCATAGGCAAATAATGCCATCGGCGAGATTGTGTTTGCTGGAAAGCTGACAGAATATTGAGATCCCATTTCCCTGCTCCACATTGTTACTTGATCGCCACCTGCACTTATGTCGAAATCATTTACCAGGGGATAAATCGATCTCAGGAGGTTTGCAAAATCCCTGACATATTCATCATCAACGGAAGGTGTGGGAGGGAATATATAGACATCAGGATCCGGTGTGTCAGAAATCAGGATGGTAACAGTATGTATTCCCCACGAAAGCGTAATGGATTGATAATAACTTATTGCCTGCCCGGCGGTAAACATAAAGGCAGTGAATGATCTGTGCCCTGGAGTTGAAAATTGATTATGGCCTGTAATGTCCAGTGACACAGGGTTGGCTGAAAGGCTTAGCCATTCCGGCTTTTTGTTGATAGTGATCATTTTGCAACTGTTTTTAGGATTTCATCCATTTCTTCATTTACCTCTATCATATGGTTGTAGTCGATAACTGCGGGGATAGGCTTTTTGAGTTCGTCAATGACGGAATTCAAAAGCATAAGAATATCAGGACCGTAATTTGGTGTACTTACAGCAGGATCGGCAGATCCGTTGGAAGGATATTTTCCCGAATCAAATTGAGGTACACGATAATAATGAATTGCGTCAATGATCTCAGGGGCATTAAGCTGAATATTTTTTAAGGTTTTTCCATCGACAACCAGTTCAGGAGTTTTTTCCCCGACCAGGCCAAGGTTCCCGAACAGGGTTGGTGAACTAACTATCCCTGTTTTTGATTTCGGCTGGTATATGGCCTGATAAGTTTTACCATCATCCTGGCCAATCACATCATATTTACCCTTATCAAACTGAACACTGTTAATGGCCATAACATTAGCAAGTCCCGCTGCAATTGTAAGACCCATAGCAACGAAGTTGTATGGCGGTGGGAATGATGCCAGGGCAAGGTTAGCCGCTTTGTAAGTGTTCATTGCAGCATCAGCAGAAGCAAGAATTTTATAGGCAGCGGTGTTTTGGTTAAGTGCTGATGCAGATTCCCGGACAATCCATTGCACCCTGTCAACACGTTCAACAGCGCTTACATCCTCCCAGGCCTTAACCTTGTTAAGGTTTGCCTTGGTCTTGTCAGTGGTTTTTGAATTGGCCTTCTCCCTCATGTTATTGTACTTGTCCTGAAGGGTCTGGACAGCTATCTGAAACTCTTCTTCCATAAGAAGCTTCTTCTCGTAAAGAATTTCAAGCTGTCCAAGTTCAAGGTTGTACAATTCGTCATAGACATCTATACCATATTTACGCTTGATTTCAAGCAATTCGAGATTTGCCCTTTCTTCCTGCTCAATACGTTTAGCGGCAAGTTCATCAGCGTGCATCTGTTGAAGTTCCGTCGTTTCCTGCCCGGCAAGGTCTGCCTTTTCATAGAGCGCCTGGTATTTTTCATCGATGGCCAGCACTTCCTTCTCGGAACGGTTTAGCGTATCTTCATAGGCTTTATCAGCCAGCTTGTTAATGGATGCAAAATAATCTTCATTGGCTTTTTTCATGGCCTCGATCCTTGCCTTTTGAGCATCTGCCGATTCATCAAGATTATTCTCAGTAAGGGCAAAATAGACTTTGGTTGCTTCGGAAAGTTTTGCAGAAATCCTGTTAAATTCTTCTGATCCGGCAGAAGCATTTTTCAGGGCGATTCCCAGGTAACGCATTTTTTCTTCCACTTCGGAGATTGAACCAATTCCGATCTTATCGGCAATTTGTTCGGCACCCAGGACTTCATCCAACGACAGGGCAGTGTTTTCAAGATCGGATATCTCAAGGGCCAGGGCATTCAACTTTTCTTTGAATGGATCCACGGCTTCTGCACCGTTTTCAAAAGCATCCTTGATATTCATTCCAGTCATAATGGATGCATTCCCCAGGGAAAGAACAGCATTGGTAACCATCTGGAAGGTGGTGGCCTTTGTATTCTCAGCGCGAAGGGCTTTTTCATCGGCCTGCATTTCCAAAAGCTTTGCTTTGGCAAGCTTGATGGACAGGTCAATCTTTTCTTCCAGATCCTTTTTCTCCTGAAGTGAGAGTTTATTAAGCGCAACGATATGTTCCTGATACTCTTTATTGGCTCCGGATAGCTTGCTGATAATTGTATCGGCATCTTCCATCGCGTCATTCAGATGTTGTTGACGTAAAACGGCATCTGAATTATAACGGTCATACAATTTAATAGCAACCACCAGGGCTGTCAGCACCATTACGATAGCGCCAATGGGGTTTGCTGCCACGGCCCTGTTCCATACCAACTGAGCGGTTGTAGCCACTTTGGATGCTATGGTTCCCTTCCCTTTCCATACTGTTAAAAGCTGCTCCTTAATAATCAATCCCTGCATGACTACGGCATCTTTGATCTTTAATCCAATACCTTTTTGAAGGGTTAAATGCTCCATAAGTGAAGTAGCGATTACAGCAAGCTGAGCCTGTTTGTAAGCCATGAAAGCTCCAACCAATGAAATGATTGCTAATTGATTTTGTTGAACAAACTGTGGCGCAGCCATGAGTGCTTTAATAAAATACTTGAATGAGTTGGTTGAGAAGGTTAGGGCAGGAGCCAGCTTTTCACCCAATTCCATGGCTACGATCGCAAAACTGTTTTTAGCCCGCTGTAATTTAGCGGCTCTGGTAGCGGTATTGGTAGCGGCCTGCTCCAGCGCAGTATTGGTATCTGTAACAGCTTCTTTGAATTGCTTAAAATCCTCAACTCCGGAAACGAGTGTTTGACCTGCAATATATGCTTTGAGACCAAAAAGTTTGATCATTTCCGCTGCATCATAATTTTTGCGACGCAAATTTTCAAGGGCTGTGGTCATACCTACAATCCTTGGATTAATATCATCGGTGGCCACCTGCATTTTCAGAAGGGCTGTTTTTAGCATTGTTCCGGCCTGGGCACCTTTGATGCCTTTTGCTGCCATTGTCTCAATAAGTGCCACGGATTCTTCCACGGAAATATTTGAAGCAGCACTGACGGCACCAAATTTCACCATCGATTCACTGATATCATTAATCGGCGCTGCACCGGCTTTGGAACCGGCAGCCAGAACATTAATGTAGCGTGTGGATTCATGTGCCTGCGCGTTGAACTGGTTCATCGTATTGGCAAGTCCTTCCACGGCTTCAGTTACCTTCATTTTGGCTGCTTCGGCCAAAGTCATTGCTGATTGGGTTACAGCATCCAAAGCTTTTTTGTTTCCCAGCAGAACCGGTTGTGCTGATCCCATCAGTGTGTAGGCATCTATAATATCGTTGGCGCTGGATGTGATTTTGATCCCCGAGTCTGTTCCCTCTTTAGCTGCCCTTTTAGCTGCATTTGAAAGCCAGTCAAGCTGATCCCCCATCAACCCTGTGATACTGGATAGCTTGGCAACGGATTCTTCAAAAGCATTCGCCAGATCAACCAACTTCCGGAAGCCCATAATAATTCCGGTGATCGTTGCTGCTGCTGCGGCGATCATCGAGAAGTATTTATTAAAGCCATTTGCCATTTTGGTCAGCGACATATTGGTGGCCTGGGTCCCCATGCGAAGTTCTCTCTGCCTGGCAGCTACCTTTTGGAGTTGTACGTCCAGTTGCTTATAGGCAGCAGTCCTTGGGTCCATGTTTCGCATCATCAGGTTGAGTTCCTTCTGACGTTGCGAAAGTTCCTTCATGGACATCCCGTGTAAACCAATGGAAGATGTTACCCTGTCATGTTCCTGCTGAAGTGTTTTAAGCCGATTATCCAATAGCTTCCATTCAGCAGATCCTTCAGGAACTTTTTTCAATTGCTTTTTCACCGAAACCATATCCCTTTCCAGGGCCTTTAGGGACTGGCGGGCTTTATCATTGTTAATGATAATTTCCAGTTGCAGGCGATCAATTTTTAAGCTCATAAGGCAATCTTGATGTTTTGGCCATGAAGGATCCGTGTGTATTTTTTGCGTTCACTTGCTTTGTATTCTGTTGACAGAATAGTGAACAGGCGATTTGCCGAACCATAAAAATTGCGGGCGTACCAGTTTGTTCTTTTCCTTTTTTTCTTTCTGTCCCGGATACCCCAAATATCCTTATGAGTATCTGATTTAAAAGATGCCAGGTCTTTCCTTTTCTTATAAAAGCGAATGTCCAGGGCACGGCCATAGGAGTAGAATGACATTCTCAGGGTTGGTTTCCCTCCGGACGCAGAAATGCTTGCTTTAAAACTGTTCCTCAATGCATCTGTATCACGGAGTCTTTTCTTATCGATATCCCTTTGGAAAAGGTCTATCATGAAGTCGGCCTGCGAAACCAGCGTTTTATTGATAAAATTTAATTCTTCATTTGCCATGGTGCCAAATGTAGATTGCCACTACCTTTTGCGAAAGGACTGTTTTACTGATACTACTTCTTGCCTTTATTAAAGGCTGGAGCTACATAATTCTTAACCATATAGCCCCCAAAGAAAAAGCCGGCTACCATCATGACCAGGGTAAGCATTTCCCTGGCAACTGAGAATACAAAACGTGCGTACTCAGGATCCCACCATCGTACTGCAACAGAAAAGAGGATCAGAAAAAGGAAAACAAACATGATAGCCATCGATAACCAGCGCCTGGTTAATGATCGGATTGAACTCTCACCGATGGTGCTTTTCAGATACTCTATCTGTGCATCGGCAATGCCTTTTGAATAGTCGGCCTTTTCTTCGTTGGTGAAGAAAAGCTTATCGCCTGCTGAGATTGTGGCATCCACAACCTGGTCAATGTTTTTTCTGGAGAAGATCTTCATTATTTTAGGACTTTATAGATTTCAAGAATTGAGTTGTTTAAATTATGGTAGTTTTTTTCGGCGGATGTATGGATGTTGTCAAGTTTATTTTCCATGTCCCTCAGACATTCATCCATGGTCTCCCGGGGCACTTTCCTTTCCATCTGAATCGTCAGAATATCCAGTTTCGCCCGGATGTTTTGTTGTTCGGTTTCGATGGTATCGATTTTTTCACGCAAAGTGGCAGTGGTAATAACATTGGCGGATATGGTGCCGGCAATTGCGAGAATTGCGGCAATTACAAGTGACCACAGTGCTTTGCGCCATTCAATTTTTAATTCATCACTCATTTCATTACAATGTTAATTCGAAAGTCATCGACCAGCCATTGCATCCCAGATAGTTGAATTCGGGATCAATATGGAAACTTTCAGGATCCACATGATTTGAAATATAGCATGTGTCCTGGTTGGGAAATCCCGAGATCAAAATGGTTTCGATTTGTTTACATATTGAAAGTGTTTTATCCATGTCCATGACAAGCTCCTCTTCTTTGATGTTTTGATGGGATTGCTTGCTGAGGATAAAAAAAATCAGGCTGGTAATATCGCGAATTGATTCCCTGTCCGAACCTTTAGAGTCATAGGAGGGAGTAACAACCACCAGGGCAGGAAAGCTGGTTAAAGAAGCTTTAGGAAGTTTCTTTGACAGCTCAGACTCGGTAGTTACCCAAATTACATGATTCAGTTCTGTATTGTTCTTCAGGTTTTCTGCCAGACTAAGCAACGATGAAATATTAACCATCAGTCTTTTTGTTTTTATTGTAAGAGGTATGGATTTGGTAAAGGCGGTAGAGGATATCAAAAATATTCTGGCTGCTGGTTTCTGCGACATTACCAAATACCCGGCTTTCTGCCAGGGTGAAAAATAATGCCGTCATTCCTAAATTATCATCACTACCTGAATTTTCTTCTGAAAACAGGGGAGCAAATGATATCTCTTTTCCATCGACGGTAAAGGCGCTACATTTTAAATGATACTGCAGGGCCATAAAGTTCAGAAATACGCCATATTTCACCACCAGAGGCCACTTGCATGTTTTTTTGGATATTGCAGCAACTTTGATTGCGTCAAACTTTGGTTTCTGCATAAAAGGTAAAAGCGGTTTTCGGTAAAGTACGGCACAGAGAACATCCAGATGCCGGGTGTCCAGGTCTTGCATAAACAAGCTGGATTCAACCTGTGCTTCTTTGTACTCGATTCCGATCAGATCAGAGAATAATCCCACCGGTCCATGATAACCTTTGTATTCCGGCAATAGATTTTTTGTCCAGGATGAGAAATCTATGGCAAGGTTTATTTCCCCATTGGTTTTATCAGCAGAAAAAAAGAAATTGATCAACTCAGAAAGCCTGTGAACATTTTCCGTGATCAGGTCTTTCTGCACTTCTGTTAGTTTATCCCTTACCCAATTCCTTGTATCAATATCAATAAAGTGGAACAACATCATGATCTTGAAGTCCCGGTAGCTGATTTCCCTGGCGGAGAATTTAATGTATGCATTCACGAAGGCTATAAAATTCTCCGGAGATAGTTCGTCCAGTGAGGAAGGGAATTCCAAAACATTTATCCGGCCTGCTATTTCAACTGTATGCATTATATCCTGGCGAATTGGTTGTCTGCATTCAAACCCTGGGTAAGATCAGGAGATTCATATTCTGACCCTGAAGCTATGGCTGCAATTTGTTTGATCTTGTTCTGAAGCAGGGATAATTTAGATTCAGCCTGTTCCTTGAGCATCTGTGAAACCTGGTTCCTCAGGTCCATATTAGCAGGCTTTTTTGCATTCATGGTATGGTTATCCGAGATAACATTCTGATAGACCCCATCAGGAAGTACATCGAGGGCAAGCCTTTCGATGGCGATGCCCATGGCAAACAATGCAAGCGGCACACGAATGAAATCAAGCAGGTGATCAGTATCCTGGTATCCTTCATCCGATTTCAGTGCTGCTTTGATGTCGTCGTAGGTAGATTTGGTTAAGACAGGAAGAATGTAATTCAGTTCCGCTTCCCTGATAAAAGGAGATATCCGGATGAAAAAACTCCTGGAACTTTCTATGGGGTAGATATCATTGAACTGCGAAGCTGAGACAATGAATTGTGCCGCTATTGATTTACGGGCCTCGGAGTCTTTCCATGGTGTAATTATGGAAACATTTTCATCAAGGAAAGCGATCAGTCTATCGATTGTTTTATTGGCCTTTTTTACTAACGCCTTTTCGTCTTTGTCCAGCATCCACTGCCAGGGCAATTTCTCGTTTTCAGCATCAATCTTAACTTTTCTCCCGGTGTCTTCATGGCTGAGATCAGCATTTTCGCTGTACGATTTAATGGCAAGAAAAGTTACCGGCAGCTGAATATGATAAACCAGGTCAGTTAGTTCATCAAAATTATCAGCCTGATAATTCACGCTATCATAGTGTGCCTGGGCAAAGGCCATCACTTCCTTTCCTACCAGGTCAGCAATATATTCTTCGGCCAGCAGGATATCCGTTCGGATATTGTCAAAGTTGTTGTAATTGTAAAAGAAGCCGGTCAGTAGATTAAGCTCCTCAATCCCGTTGTTTGATTTATTAAACAGCATTTTTCATCCTTTCGTTACTCGTTACCGAATCTTCTGTTTTGACCACATTATGATAAAAACCGATTTTGAGGTTTTTGTAAGGCCAGTTGATGGCAATGGCAGTATTGAGGGCCTTTGTAATTATTTTCTCAGGGATATCAATTTCAGTGGCCAGGTACAATTTGAGGGCATACAGCTGTTCTGATCCGGAGGCAAGCTTTCCATCCACCATAATATTGGATAGGGCAGGGTGTAAGCCCAAGCCGGATGTTGTAGCGCTATCCGCTTTATCGGCGACTTTTATCTGGCTCTCAATAAAGTCCTTCACCTTTTGATCGATGGGTTGGATTTCCCAATTTTCCATTTGGCCAAACTCATTCATGACTTTTTCGGAAGTAAAAAACTTGCCAACATTGGTTTCCCCGGCCAATACCTTGGCAAGTTTTTTAAAAATTTCATCCTTGAGGTCCTCCAACATCCGGTCGTTGTATTCGATGCCTTTGAGGGTGCAGTTCTCCCTGATCTTTTCCTGTTTTGCTTCCCAGTAAGCTGCAGGGGAAATGATATGCCACTTAATGTTCAATGAGTTGTCAGTAAGCGACTGCAATATCTTTGGTATTGAAGAAGCCTTCCTGATCCAGTTCAGGGCACCATAATAGGCCGGCACTCCATAAAAGCGTCTTGCAAACGAAGCCATGTTCGAAAACATGATTGACACAGGGTATTGGTAAGGATCGGATTCATTGAATATGGGATAAGCCTGGTAATGGTTGTACTGCTGATCGTCGAAATCACCGACAACTACCTGTTTTGGTTTTATCCTGTCCTGTGGCCATTCCAACCTTGCCCGTGAAACGGAAACATATTCCAGAAGCTTTATCATCCCTGTGCCGCCGATCCGGGGGCCACGGTTGCGGACAATTTTTGAAAAGGTGCATTCAGAATGAAAATAATCAACGATAAGGTGAAGGAGGTAGGATTCGTAATCCCATGACTTTAACCAGTCTTTAACCTGGTTATCCTCAACCCACACTCTTTGTTTATCATTCCCTGTAAATTCTTCCCTGTAAAGTTCCGGGCCCTGGCCCCACAGCAATCCCCGTTGTCGCTTAAAGATGCCGGCAGCCAGGTTATTGTCCTCGATGATATTGCGCAGGACAACCGGAAGGTTATTCATTTCACCAAAGGGAACAATTTTAAAGCCGCCTACCACCTGGGGATCATCCTCCCAGGTCTGTTGTTGATTTGAATTGAAAAATTCGAAATCAGTAACAGAATCTGCGCTGGCAATATTGAATGAGTATGCTGAGTTATCAGCCATGCTCACAAGGCCTGTGTTTCCGTTCCTTGTAATCATTTCAGGAATATTTTATTGCTATCAAAAATCATCAGGCAGGGTTTCCAGCACTGGAATGCTTTCCCCGTATTGAGATCAACAAAGTTTAAGAGATAGTCACCATAATTGGCCTCATCCGGATTGCCGCTCCGCAGCCGGGCCTTATCCACCTGTACAATGCCATGGGAGCTTCCATCTGAGCGGGAGTAGGACATAAAGGAAAAAGAGAAATGGCCTTTTCTTTCGCTGATCTTCCGCATCTGGTCAATGGCAGAATAGAGGGATATGGTATTGGCGTTTTTCAATCTACCATTGGTATTAAATTTGGAACATCCTCACAGATTGGGCTGTTCTTTATGCACCATTCAAATCCGATAGGGGATCTGCCGGAGTAATCAGCAAGCTTTTTACTTGCGAACTCATATGAAGCCCCGGGCTTAACCGATGTGCTAATGATAAAACCATTGTTGACATAGAATTTGAATGTCATGCTTTCAGTTGTGAAATTAGACACAACAACCTGGTCATTGTCATAGCCACATTTAATATAGGCATGGTCGTAGAAAATATCGACCACTTCAGGTGGATTGGCAACGAATTTTACAATACCGGCATCAGGATCCTGCGCTTCATAAATAACAACATCCATTGGGTACACATCCCATTTCCTGCCATTCCGCACCTTGTATTCAATGATCGAGAGGCCTTTATCCACAGCCTGGCTTACACCAAATACAGGTCTTGAAGTTCCCATTCTCTTGGTAACGAATCTACCATTGTACAGGAATTTCACCAGCAGAATATCTTCATCGGAAAGGACACCTACTATATCAGAATCGACAGATTGTAATTTGAATTTGTCATTTTCATACAGGAGATCCGTGACAGGCGGTTCAGGTATTGCGCCAGGAACAATGAATTCAAAGAAAACCTTTTGTTTGGATTTTGACACGTGTTCCGGGCCGGTATAGTACATATACCAGCCATTGACTTCACCCGATTTATTTTTCTTTACCTCACGGAGTAAGCGTGCCATCGGGATATATTCTACATTACCAATTTGCATTGCAGATCGACTAACGAATGATAGGTATGTTTCACCAATCTTGGATCGGAAATGTAAATTCCCATCCTGTTCCCAAAATGCAATTCTATCATCTTCAAAAAGCTTCACTTGATCATCTTCAGTAACCAGGGTATTGAATTGAACAATGGATTCGATATAGGTATTGTCGTAATAATCGAGTGCAGAAAGCTTAATGGTAGTGGTACCGGAAATCGGTTCAGCTTCAAAAAAATAGGAATATGGCCAGACATTACTTTTATAAGCAGTGCCAGGCCCAGCAACAATATCTATAGCAATCTTTTTAACATTCCTGTTTTTGAGGTTAAGGTTGGCGTATTTGGTCATGCCTGTTTTTACTTCAGTAATATCAGGGTTGGGAGAAAGGACAGGAGCAACCAGCTCGGCATCTATATTGAGCGTAATTTCATCGCCAAGATAGGGGTCGAACATAAAGTAGAATGTTAGGGAACTATGCGTCATATGCTCCACAGGCAGGACATTCGGATCGTTAGCCAATGCTACATAATCATAAACAGTCCCTCTTAGCTCATAGAAAGTGTCAGACTGTTTATCATAGTAAAACAGAAACACTTCCTCCTGGTAATCAAAGCCAGACTTAATGCCGTAGCCATCTTCATGACTAAAGCCTTTAGTGAAGGCATGGGCTGTGCCATCAGTAACCCAAAGGTTGTCACTCCCCCTACAGAAGCCATCGATACCATATGTACCAATGTAATCCTGATCATCAAAGATGGGAAACTCGATCCCCTTTATATTGTAGAATGAGGGCTCACTCTCACCGGTTCTGTAATAGGCCAATTCCTTACGGATAGTGAAGCCATCTTCTGATCCGGGCGGTGGGTCAGGCTTGCAGTCCTGTGCGCGGATAAAGTTGTTAGTACCAAAAATGGACAACATTGCAAGAATTAAGATTAATCCAATAAACCTTTTCATGATATAAATAATTTAGTTAATAATATGTGGTGCAAGGATAGGTTTCAGGATTAGAATGTGAAAGGACAAAATACTGGCATAAAAAAACCGGGATTCCTTGGGGGGATCCCGGGTCAGTTATTTAGAAAAGGATACTAGAGGCAACGTTTGGGCTATGCCCAGTAAGGGATTTCGAAGCGCTGATGTTTTAATTTATTACAGATTTTCATTTCTTGAATTTGCTATCAGGTTGCTACTAAAACCCTTATTGGGTATAGCCTTTGTTGGGGGCTGGGCTTTATTACTTAATGAACATTTCCCTAGTAGGCTTCTTATTAGCTAAGTCGTATTCCTTTTCAAATTCCTCACGGATTTCTACCAATTTGATATTTCTATAATTCTTGATGAAGGTAAATTGCAGACATTTCCAGACCGATTTATGCTCAACGAATCTGATAAACAGTGCAACAATGAAAAGTATGAATGAAATAAATCCACTTAGTTCTATCCCGAGCAATTGAAATTCAAAATAGTTTAAGAGCCAAACGGTTATAATTGCAAATACAAAAAGTAAATAGCCCAAAGCTATCTTATTCATACTTAATATTGCTTGGGGCAATTTATTGTCAACATATTTATCTCTAGATGTGAGAAACTTTTCCTTAGCAATTGTGTATTGATTGTCAATATTTTGTTGACGTAGCTCTTCTAATATTTCATTTTGTTGTTGAATCAGAATTGTCTGTTCACTAACTTTGTTAAGTATCTCCTCATCTTTTTGAGTTAGGTTTTTTACAGATTGAATAAACTCTTCATCCGGCAGTTCAGAAAGTGCAGATGCATCTCCATTAGTTAATTGGCCTTCGGCCATTCGGATACTAATTGCGAAAACATCTTTTTCGGTAATCAAACCTTGTTGTAAAACCCTCTTAGCTCTTGCATTTATGTCTTTGATGGTATTGACGCTTGGTACTTTGGTTTGTTTGTATTTTGCAATATACGATGCTATCCCACCTTTTGAAAGGATGCTTAAATCAATGTTCTCTTGACTTGGGTTTGCAAGCCATAAAAGGGATAATAGTTCGTTTGCACTAATTTTAAATCGTTCATGTAATTTGTATCCTAATCCAATATAATAATCACGGTGAAAAGTATTATTTAGGAACCAACATTTAACATCAGAAAATTCTTGAACATTTCCTCCTCGTTTCTTCATCACATAGAAATATGCGATTGTATCATTTAAGGCACTTTCTACATGAAAATTCCTTAATTCTAGTAATTCCTTATACTTCTTGCTTTTCTTTGCTTTCGAAATAAGGTCTAAAATCCTTGCTTCATGTATAATGTCAATATTAAACTTTCGGAGAGTAGTATCAACTTGATCTTTTATTCTTTCCAGCTGAGATTTATCAAGATTCCTTCGAATGCAAGCACCAAAAATATCTGTTTCTTTTGTTAAACCAATATCTTTATTTTTAAAATCTTGAATTCTTGAATTTAGTAAATACTTTATTTGGTCAATTGTGCTATATAAAATAGAGAATCTAAATCCGAGTCTATTACATATATCGAGCAGTTGATTGCAAGTAAGGTATGCTTCATGAGAGTTTAAGTCAATAAGACTAATGAAAAAATTAGTGTCAATTAGTAACTCTGTATTGGCAACGGGTGAGTCAATTTTAAATTCAAAATATGTTGAAATCAAACTTCCTAAATAAATATCACTTATTATTTTGAATATTTTTTTGTCAAGAAATTTTTGAGAGAGGTATTTTGGGATATGGAAACTTACATCCAATTCTTCTTTTTTTTGTTCTGCAAGCAACTCAATTTTCTGTGAGCAAATAAAGTCGATAAGCTCATTAAATTCAAATTCATACCCTGATCCTGAACAGAATTCTTTAAAGTCATTTTTTAAATGTTGAATATTGTTTTGCTCATCATCAATTCTATCATCTATATCGTTAAAGATGAAGCTATTTATTATAAAACTCTTGTCTTGGTAATACGCAAACACATTATCATCGGAGATTTCTTTACTAATTTGAGAAAGAATGAAATCTAAAACACTCAAGGGTATTTCTAATTCGAAAAAATCTTTTACTTGGTCTTGAATCTCAGAAATGCTCTTGCCTTTGATATTGCTGCTACCATAATTCTTTGCAAACTCATGAATAGCTTTTTTAACTATTGGGAAAAACAATTCAGCGATACCACTATAATTATTGAAACCTGTTTCCTTTAAATGATTTAATAAAGAATATGTCATTAAAGTTTTTTCATTCATAATATGCTTGGTTTTAATTTTCATTTATTGGCCTTGCCCCCAACGTTTGGCTATATTTACCTGGTACATATATTTTTTCATTATCCTTGACGTAAAGGTACATATACCCCACCGAATCGGCATGTATTGTGTACCTTTTCGATTTGCTAACCGAAATTATCCTGTAGCTTACCAATACCCAATCCAATAAAATGTAAAAATATGTTCTTCCAACAACTTTTCCAAATATTTCTACTGTTGGGCACGCGAGCCTTTACTTATGATATTTGGCGGGCTTAACTTTGCTGATTAAATTGAGTAACCGGCGTATTAGGTATTAGATAAAAAAGATGAAAAAAGTGATGAATTGATGAGCTGCTTTGTAACATATAATGAATGAGGATGATAGCCCTCATCAAAAGCTCATCAAAAGCTCATCAATTCATCAAAAAATCAGGAGTAGGTAACAAATAAGGACGAATTTTGGGAAGAGAATAATATGTGAGGTAAGTTAACGGTGGAGCGTATGTGATGTAAGGCGGATTGCGTGGCACTTTTCTGTCCAGCGATAGAACTTCTGAACGGACGAACCATTGAATACAAGACCCTTAGCTACGGTGGTGCGAGAGCCTCTTCCCGTCAGTTTTTACTGGCGGGACGGGCTACTCGAACGTATGCCGTTTTAATTGTTTTCAACTATTTGTATTTCTTCTTCTGTTAAACCATAAAGCTCATAAACCATCTGGTCTATTTGTTTATCAATCCTATCAATCTCAGATTGTAGCTCATTGGCTTCTTCTTTCTTTTTATTGAAGTAGGCCATCCATTCGGCTTCATCTTCTAAACTCAGTTTTGGTACCTTGGCCTTTTTGAGCTCCGCCAAAAAGCCTTTGAAATCTAAACTTGGCCAATGCTTCAACTTCGTGCTCGGTTTCGGTAGGTTGAATTTGGATTGGAGGAGTTGAATGAATCCTCGATTAATGGAATTGAGATTACCAGTTGATTCAATTATATGCTCCACTTTTACGTGGAATGGCATCTTTTCCGACTCCCTAGCCACCTTAATCGGAAGTTGAGTCAAGTATTGAATCTTGTACTCTAGATAACCGCCTCTACGTGAAATTGCCAGCTTGTTCATTTGGAAGTCAACCAATTTTGAATTTAGCAAGGCCAATAAATACCTATCGTTAGACGGAATGATGAACCCCGTCATATCCACAACATTCCCTTTACACAATGTGAAATTTGGTCCCAAGGAAACATTGGGATAAACAATAAACTCCGAATCAAAATTAACTTTTCGATTTATTTGCTGATACTCATACCAAATCTTAGTTCCATTGTGTATTCCATCCTTTATTATTGCCCGTCGCTCAAGTCGTTCTCGGTTTGTTTCAATTGATTCGCGAAGATTTGAGTCTAACTCTACTTCTTGTGCTAATTTGTATTCTCCTTCTTCCTTTTGGTAAGGAAAAATAATGTTTGATGTAGAGTTTAACGGAGCATACTTTTTAATATCCTTTCCGAAAACGTAAGGTTTGCAGAATACTGAAGGCGGTTCATTGGTCAGAAAACCATCATTGTACCCAGTCTTTATGCCAACTAATGGTAGGCAGTGAAGCTTAGAAAGTGAAGACGAGCCTTCCCTTATCTTTTCAAAAATGGAAGCTATTTCTTCACTTATGAAATTGTAATCATTCTGAACAAAGCCTTTCAGCTTTATGAATTTCAAAGGCAGATTATTGACAACATCTGATATTGCATTAAACCGCAGTGCTGGAACAAAGCAATATGAAAAAGCACTTTCAGCATTTGGATCTCTATTCTTGAACGTAAGAATTAATGGATATGCTGAAATGCCTTCAAACACATCTAAATCATCAAAATCAATTACTTCAACTATAGTAGTGTTGCTTGTTAAAAATTCAACAAGAGGCTTACCATAGCTAGCAGCGAAAAACTTCCCTGAAGAGATAAATGAAAGGTATCCGTTCTCTTTTAAAATTCGTTTACCAAGCTCATAGAAATAGGTGTACAAATCCGCTTTTCCAGAAAAGACTGAATAGTTTTCTAATAGAAATCCAGAATATTGTTTAATCAACTCCTGCCTTACATAAGGCGGATTCCCAATCACCACATCAAAACCTCCTCCAGAGCCTACCGAAGGGTCGAACACCTTTGGAAATTCCTCTTGCCAATTAAAGGCCAAATCACCCACCACTTCGGGGTCATCTATCAGACTGTTACCACATTTAATGTTGCTGCTAAGCGAAGTAAGCTTGCGGCCTTTTTGTGCGGTGCGTAGCCATAAGGAGAGCCGGGCAATTTCTACGCTTTCCTCGTTTATATCTACTCCATAAATGTTGTTCTCCAATATGTGGTTCTCCACATCTTGAAACACAATGCTGCCTTCAAACAATTGCGCTTCCAACTCATCTACATAACGGTGTTCTGCCATTAGAAACTCCAACGCTTGGTTTAAGAATGCACCCGAACCACAGGCAGGGTCGCAAATGGTGAGTTGCAAGAGCCATTCACGATATTGTTTCAGCTGGGCATCTAGCTTTTTAATAGTGTCTTTTCGTCTGCCTTTGCGGTCTTTGGCAAACTCTTCTTCATCTATGCCTAATTCGGCCTTTTTCTCTTCGCACAGTTTACCAACCGTGTTATCTACTATGTACTTGGTAATGTACTTGGGCGTGTAGAACACGCCATCTTTCTTGCGCTTGGTTTTGCTCTTATCAACCTCTTCTCCTTCCAATCGGGCACGTACATTCTCAATATCGTTAAGGCTATGCTCAAAGATGTGCCCGAGAATGTTGGTATCTACCTCATCGGCAAAATCGTAGTTGGTGAGCTTGAGGCAATACTTTTTGAGCAGTTCATCATCAATGAGCAGTCCATCTAGCAATTCATCTACTTTAAACAAGCCACCGTTGTAGGCGTGTATTTCGTACTTGGCTCCCTTGTAGCCATCATTCATATACCCGAAGTACTTCTTAAATCGGTCGTAGAGCGGTTTGTACTCGTCCAGCTCTTTCAGCTTTGTCCATTGCTCTACAATAAGACTGATGCTATTTGGCGGTAGCAGTCCTTTGTCTTCAGAAAAGAAGATGAAGAGGAAACGGTCTAGCAGCTTTTGGCTTTTCTTGTATAGCAGTAACGGGTCGTGCTGCGAGTTACGCTGCACCATATCGTTCCAGAGGTCGTTCTTAAAAGCCGAATAGTCTGCGTACAAGGCCTTGGTAATCTTATCCTCTTGCAACAGGCTTTCTTCCTTTACCTTGGCAGGTATGCCACCCAGCAGGTTGTCTTTTTGCAAGAAGAGCCAAAGCAACTCAAAGCGTTTTTCTGTAAGGGTAAAAAGGTTAAACTCTTCGTGTTCTACAGCATTGTGTATAAAGAACCGCAGCTTTTCAAAGTTGCTGGTAATCACATACACACAATCGGGCTGATTGTTCTTGTAATTAAACGCTTGGTCGTTTACCTTATCAAGATCTTTGGTGTCGGTGCCTTTCAGTTCAATAACGGCTATGGCTGAACCATCAGCTTTCAGAATGGCGCCATCGGTTTTCTTGGCGTCCTTAATGTTCTTGAGCTCGGTGGTTAGGTTGTAACCAGCATCCGGATTCATAACATATCCGAATACATTCACAAACAATTCCATCAGAAATTTCTGCTGAAACTGCTCTTCTTTTGCGTTACGAATGTTTTCTTGTATCTCCTTGTTCAGGAAGTACGCTGCGTACTTGGTGTAAGCAGCTTTTACGGCTTCTGCATCTTGTGATGCAAGGTGTTTATTGAGTACTGATAATTGGTATAACGACATTTATGTTTTCTAATTTCTTTTGATTCTTACTAACGGTTAGCGGCTATGGTGCGTGCCGCATTTATACTTTTTATTTTCTTGATTTGCACCATTTTTATTCTTAAAATAATTTTTCTTAATAGTACTATTTGCGGCATGCACTATGAGCCGCTGTTAGCAAAAGTTGTTTTACAATGTCTCAACTTTCCAATCTTCAGATGATAATTCTATAGTTTCAATTGATTGGTAACATAATCTTTGAATAGCTTGTGCAGAAAGATTTACTTCAATGAAAGTTCCGTTTTGTAATTCTCTTATTGCTCTTAATTTATTCTTTTCTCTCGTGATGTAATTCGGAAACTGGTTCATAATTATTTCAAACTTTTCAGGCTCTAAGTCAGCGATAGTATTCATCGTTTCTTCAAAAACGTCTCTCCAGCTTTGAACTTTAAAATATTGCCCCATTATCCAAAGACCAGTAGGTGTCGTTCCAGTTACATCAGCTATAATATTCAAATCAGAGTCGTCTTGTCCAAAGTAGCCCCATACTTCTAAAGCTTTATCTGCTAAATATTCAGATCGATTTACAATGTCGTTTCTCTTCCAAAATTCTTGTTCTTCAAAATACTTGTTAAGTTCCAAATGGCTATCAAGATAGAATTCTTTTTTCTCAGGGTATGGTGCGTTTGACATTTCCGAGTTGTAGGCGGTTAATGTCAGATTACCCAAACTATGAAGATAGAGATCATAGATTGTCTGCCAGTCATCACCAAGATGTTCTTGCCAGTATTCTGATAAAGTTTGAGGCATAATGTGCTCAATGGATAGGTTTTCAAACGGAACTTGTTCTTTATGATTATAGGATAATTCTATTGTTTCAAGAATTAATTTGGTCTTGATAGCTCTGTCTGCTGCACCGTAAAGCTTAGATGTCATTAAACTTGATTTAAATGAGGAGTCTTTTGGATATCCTTTGCTTTGCAATACAATTTTTAAGCCTGAACTAAGATCATCAATATGATTAGCTAATAATTGCGGGTAAATTGTCGGGAAAATTTTATTTAATTGGTTTGTTGGAATAGCACAAATAAATCTTCTTATTAAATAATTCTCTATTGTTTTAAGAATATCCACAAATTCCTGTGAACTTATTTCATTCTTTGAGTAATGTTCATAAATGTTTAAAAGAAGAGGATAAGCAGTGGAAACTTCAATCCTGTTAAGTCTTTTAAGATATTTTTTAATTTCTTGATTAGGTTCGTTTTCTGGATGTAAAAGCTTATAGTAATACTCTGAATATCTGGATAAATCTGCCAAGTGATTAATAACGTTTCCTTGATTTACTGCTTCTTTAAGCTGATAATAGACATCTGATTGTTTAATAATTGAACCATCTTTCATTAAATAATGGCGAATAAATTCTGTTAAGTTTTCAGCAAGCTTGTCTTGCATGGGTTTCCAAAATTCCTTGTAAACCTTGTCTTGATTGTCTACATGAATTCTCATGAAGAAATAGTTACGAATTAAATCAGCTTGAGTTAAAGGTCTTCCTTTTGCATTTAAGCTCTCAAAAACTAAATATGGATTATCATCCGCATCAAGAACAATACTGACAACTGAAAAATATGTCGTAATTACTTTCTTTAATTTTTCACCTTTTATTGATGTTTGCCTGTATTTCCGTTCAAAGAAATTATAGGCTGATGAAATTTGACAATTATTTTCAATGTTATCATTATTTACAAGCTGTAAAAAAGAATCTCTATCAACTTGGGTAGGCAATAATTTGTAGTAGTCAGAATCTTTTTTGTAAGGATTCACAATTAGAGTATTGTTTATTTCTTCTGAGAACTCCTGATTTCCTTCTTCTTGAGCCTTATTTCTGAGAAGAATAAGAATAATTAAGATGGTTGTCATTCTTTGTTGCCCATCAATAAGCATAAACTTTGAAACTCCTTCAGGCACTGAAACAGTTGGCATATTCACAATTGAACCAATGAAATGAGTCCGGGGATTTTCCATTTCACTGAGCTCCAATAAATCCTCCCATAATATTGTCCATTCTTTTGATGTCCAACTATATGTTCTTTGAAATAGAGGAATTACATACTGTTTTGTTCCCTCAATTATTTCCTGAAGTTTTGTTTCTTTTGCTTGCATATTGATTCTATTTTACAATTTTTGCTAACGTTGTAATATAATAATGGTTGCTATATTTATCATTGTGTGAAATTTCATAATACACAGAAAACGTACACAATAGAGCCATAATAATGACCTAAAGTGCCAATTAAATTTGCAAGAGAAGTTCTATCAATATGGATTTCAAAAATGTTCTCATTTCATGATGGTCTTTAAATTACAGCAAATCTAAACAATAATTCTAATCACAAAGCCCTGCAATGACCAAAAAAAGTCCCCATCCGGGGACTTAATAAAAAGCTTCATGCAAGGAATTTCTACATATTCCCTTCATCCGCGAAGGAGTAATAAGCTTCAGAAGTCAGGATCAGGTGATCCAGGAATGAGATATCAAGGAAACTCCCTGCAGATTTTAGTTTCCGGGTAAGTTTCTCATCCAGGACAGAAGGATTGAGGCTGCCAGAGGGATGGTTATGGCTTACTATAATGGATGAAGCATTAACCTTTAGCGCCAGTTGGAATATCACTTTGGGATCTGCAATGGTGCCGGTGGTTCCTCCTACTGCTACCCTGGCAACACCAAGCAAGGCATTGGCGCGGTTAAGAAACATGGCATAAAAGGATTCGATGTGGTCCATGTTATCGTCCCAGGCTGTGGCAAAGATTTGGTAGCTGTCGTTGGAACAAGTGATTTTTGGCCTGTCGGAAGCTTTAACTTTGTTGTGGTAAGTGATTGCTACTTCTGAAATGTTTTGTGTGAATAAAGAATAGTTCATGTAATTTGCCCCTGCCCTGGGGACTATTTTTGGCATCTGGCCCGCCGTTTAATTAAAAATTTTGGGCTTGAATACACAGCTAAGCCAAATTCTAAGTCAAGATTGCGGGTCCATTTTCGAATCCATCAGGAGGAAAATTGACAGCACCTGAAAGGTCGGAATGCATTTCGGCTATATCCGGAACATGAAATGAATGGAGAACCTTTACTTATGAGATTTGGCTGGCTGTACCTTTGCTGAAAATTTGGAATAAACAGAACAGACCGGGGGGATTTTCTTTTTGCAAAGCTTTTTCTTTTCGCAAAAGAAAAAGCACCGCCCATCACGGATGGAAAGGCACTCCATCGAAACACGATCCAGGCTTCAGCAGGATAAAATTAGTTGAGATACCATGCGTAGCGGGTTTGGCGCAGGTCGCCAAAGTCAAGATGCCCTGTAAATAGATGTTAGCCGCTGCAAACATCTACTAAAAATCAGGTGCTTAAGCTTTGTTTCACTTTTTCAAAGTGAAAAAAGACTATTTGATTACGAGCCGCTCGGAAAACACATTGCAATTGCAGGCATGTTTTTAATTAGGATATATGACAGGCGCTCAAACGAATTTCAAGCATTTCCCCACTACAAACAGAAAGGACAGCAGAAGCCCCCGAATCGCCCCAGATCGCTAAATCCGCCCCTCCCTCCCTCTACCAAAATCCAACCAATGTCTGATGCAGAGCGTCAGGCATTGTTCAATAATACGTGGCACAGCCACACCTTTATTGGTTTGCATCTTGACATCGGCTGCAATTTGTAATTGCAGCCGTTAATTTGCCTTGATCTATTCGGCTGCAGGCAGATTTGATCAAGACCTATTCAGGGGACTTGCAGATACGGTAAGCTTGCTTACGGTATTTGTAAGCGTGTGGTGGGTTTTGCGATATGGGATTGAAACGGATACCTTGTATGAGTGGAAAGCCCGGCACTGGCACAGCCAGTGATCGCCCAAAGTATTATTGAAAACTAAACCACCCCGGGATCACCCAATAAATAATTCCCGGACTTCCTTTTGATCATCTTTAGATACTTCTTCCTGCACATCAAATACTTAAAGGCATCACTAAAGTTTGTGCTCTCCATGGGCAATCTTCTAATCTCCAACTTCTCGCTTCGTTTATCCTTTTGCAGGTTCCCCTTGCCATCCTTGGTCACCGGCGCCAATTCCAAACTACTCTTTAGCTCTTTGCACTCATGCATATCAATAAGCAATGTAGGCAGGTGCCTGTTCCTGTTGCTCATCATTTCATTCATCAGGTCGAATTCCTCAGCATGGGTAATGTTTGCCTGCCCTATACTCATCAGTATCACAGTCCAACCAGTCGGCTTCCCGGAGCCATTTTTCTCTATGCTTGATTTAAGTTTGAACGCAAAGTCTTGCTTGGCCTTATTGTAAGCATTTGCGGCCCTGTCGTAATACAGGTGCAATACCTTATTCTCGTGAGGCTCAAAAAATTCAAGGAATTTATTGGCCAGGTCACGTATCCATTCCGGTGTAAGTACATACATATTTTTAAGTACCCGGTATGTGGTTCCCTGGGCCTGTCCAAAAACAAGGCTCATCATGTTACCGGCATCAAAGCCCCCATCCAATGGCTTGTGCGTATCAATGTACTTTAAGCCCAACGAAACCTGTCGGATATTATCGCTGATCTGGAATTTGTCGTAGTAGTTGTAATCGTAGCCATCTTCATAAAAATGGGATGGTCGCAGGTTTCCATAAAATCTTGAACCCCTGTCCAGGGTGGGTTTGAGCGAAAGCACGGCAGACTTGAATTCCTCGAATTCAAGGGTTTCTAAAAGGTTTTTAAAATAATTGATGGTAAGGATGTCGGCATTTACAAAGCTGCTGACAATATAAAAGAATGTGGATCCCTGCCTTACCTTGTTTAATCTTTCAGTCCAGTATTTCAGGCGAAGTTTTATCCCCTCAATAACCTTGTCATCAGCATCGCATTGCTGGTTGGAAACAAGTTCCTGGTTGAGCTCATTTACAACAAGGGCAGTCTGGATGATCAGGCTTATTTGCTCCTTAACCATATTCTTTTCAAGCCTGAGTATCCAATCGTATTCGCCCAGGGCAGCATTGGGCATATCCGTACAAAAGGTCTGTCCCATGAAGTAAGGGGAATTGCCATACAGGATCGAATCACCTCTAAGGGTGGGGAAAAGCCTTGCAACACGATCTTCCCTGGCATATTTACATTCGTCAATAAAATGATGGACTACCGAGATACCGGCAGATATCGAACTGCGGTCAAGCGATAAAAGAAAAAACTTATTCCCCAGAAAAGTAGAAATGGAGTGTTTATAGTCAAAGGTCTTGATATATGGTTCAGGCCAGAAGGGTGGGGGCATTTTATCGACCACATAGTGGCCCCATTTCGTATCCGGATTGTAATCCAACCACTTTTTGCGTTCCCATCCAAGCAGGATGGCCGGTACTATGTTTGTCATAAGGTTCACATAGGTGTCGGAAACAAATGCAAATGGTGCCCGGGGCATGGCATAGCAGATATCGATTGACCTTTCGGCAATGATGTCGGTGGACTTAGCAGTACCACGCCCTCCGATAAAAACCAAATTCTTGGGCTTTATCAGATCGATAAGCATTTTTATCCAGTTTGAATAACGGACTTCTACATCAACTGCAGACTCCTTAATCTTTTGTTTGCGGGTGGGCATCTTCAAATAGGTTTACATCAATTATTCCGGCATCCTGTTTAAATCTTACACGTTCCTTTTCTGTAATTTCAGGGAGGTCATCAATGAACTTACCCAGCAATTTACGGTTGGCCCTGGGCAAGCCAAGCTTCTCCGGATCCATCGAGTAAATGACAATGGGCCTTACCTTCATTTCTTCAGGAACCTGTGTAATTTCATCCCTGCCGGCGCCACGGAGTTTTGCCGCTTCGGCAAAGCAACGTCTTGCAGTTTCCAGGTCATCTTTTTCCAAAGCGTAATAAGCCAGGTTATCCAGGTGGTCGGCATAAATGTTTTCCCAGGCCGATTGCTTTATTTTATTGTCGGCATAGAAGAAATTCAGTGAATCAAAATAGAGGATTGTTGCCTGTTGCCTCGATAGTCCATAAATATCAGACATGAGCAGGTTAAGAATGAAAACTTTGGTTTCGTACTTATTATAAAGACTTCTTACGATTTCAAGGAGTTCAAGATACACTACAAATTCATCCGGTAAGCTTTTTGATTTACCGGTGTTGATATAGATTTGAAGGGCATCGAGGCTGACCTTATTCAGCGCGTCCGAAAATTCTTGCTTTTGCCTTCCTGAGCATATTTTCTCTCTGTCTTTTATCATAACGCTGTTGGGCTGAAATGTTTCCGGTTTTGGCTGATTCTAAATTAGACTGATCTATTTGTGCACTGGCCATCAGTTGCCCCCGGTCATAGTGAAAGCGGAATTCCGATTGAGGATCATTATAATCGTCGATCATTCCAACCAGCGAAACATTAAGATACATGGCAATTTGCTTGAATGTATAGTTCAGGCCGGAAAGGTTTTCAATTTCTTCAAGTTGTTTTTCCGTGTATGTCATCGACTATCCATTTTTTTCTGAAATCGTAAACTTCAGGCTTATTTGAAATGATATACTGTTCATGGCGGGAGTTCTCAGAAAAATTTCCGGATCCTTCAATGATCAGCGAATGATCCCTGAGTTTTACCAGGCTAACTTTTGAATGGTTCCAGGCATATGTAATATCTGTCCTGTCCGGAAAGCCCTGCTTCAACTGAGATAATTCATCGATCACTTTGGGAATTCTGAATTTCACACTGTCGCTGATAACAATGTGCAGGTATTTAACCATACCATTTCGCAGGTACTTTGCCAGTGAGCGTATGATCTTTGTATTAATAGAATATGTGGTAATAATCAATTCATCAATGGGATTTGAGATAGACAGTATCCAGGGAATAAAAGTGAAAGCGTTAAACTGATTGATCGTCCAGATGAAAAAGATTTCTCCCGGTTCCGGAAGCCTGTCCGAAAGTTCTTTTACCCAGCGAAGCTTGCGGGAGTGGGCATTGAGAAACTTAACAGCCAGCAGGTCCGATTTATCAGACTGTACCGGTGCCGCTGGTTTCAATTCATCCAGTTTAAAAAGTTGCTTAGCCATTAATGTTGACAAGGTTATTTAAGATTTTTAAATCCAGTTCATACTCTGCAATTCTTTTCTGCCGTGCTTTCAGGAATTTCGGATTGGGATCTTCTTCCAGTTTCTTTTTATTGCGCCAGAGGTTGTATTCGGTTTTTTTCAAAAGCTTCATCAGTTCAGGGATGGAAAGCTGTGTTAATTCTTCCCTTCTTTTCTGGCCTGTAAAGTAAAAATGCTCCCCGAGTATTTTTCCAGTTTTCTTAAAATGGTTCAATTCTTTCCAGATGGCCTGGTTATCCATAAAACCCGAAACAAGTTGATCCGCCGTTTCAAAAGCTTCCTTTTCATCTTTAACCTGGAAAAGTTCAGCGTGAGCCCTGACATACTTATCATGTGCCGTCAGCATATCAGCAACCAGTACTTTGAGGGAATCCGGACAAGCAGGATCGGCAAGGAAGGGGAATTCTTCCCTGAGCCTGGTTTCATTTGTTTTTAAAGTTTTCGGTGCATCTATTTCCGGGTCGGCTTCCTTTTCCTTATCGGGGGTGGTTTCAGGAGGGGACACTTTTTCTGCCGGCACAACTTTCCTGCTCATGATGTGGTTGAAGTGTTGAGAGGGGTAGCCCATTAATTTGAAAAGCTGGTAGTGCAGCATTTCAAGGTTTTTCCCTGTATTTCCCTGTAAATTCAATTTACGCAGAAAAGATTTGTTGTTCCCGAACTGGTTATAAAGGGAAACTCCTGCATCGAATGATCGATCGGTTTTGAGGTAGTTTAAAATTGAGAGATTCATGTTAATCATAAACCAAAGGAAATGCTATGTGCAATTGCATGAAAGGACAATAAAAAAAGCCCTGCAAAATGCAAGGCTTTAAAAATGAATAAATCAAAAAACACTATAAAGGAGGGTTACATTCTGGATTGTTCAACAAAGACAAAGGATGAAGCCCCGTTTTTGAAGGCCTTAAAAGTAATTTCCGATCCGGCCAGTGCTGTCCAGGTATTTCCGGAAGCAAGCTCGAAGTCATTCCCTGAAGGAATAGTAGATGGATTGGACCCGCCGGAACCGATCAGGGTAAATACCATGCCATCGGTAACATTGGTAGCAGTTGTGATTTCAACAGCTGATACAGAACCATCGCTCAGCTGGTATCTCCCTTCGCCATTGGCAGCATCAATTGATGTAGCATCGACAGCAATTGTTCCGGTAACCGTGTCGAATGTTACAGTTCCCTGGTATGCTGCAATGCAAAACTGAGTAACCTGTTGGGTCTCGAATTTCAGGGTTGTCTTGTTCTGATCCTTATCATCCACAAAAGTGGGCATCATGCGCAAGGCAGCACAGGGCGTTCCTATCAGGTCCTTTTCACCGGTGGAACATTTCACCACAATAGCCCCGATATTTCTGCTCAACCAGTTGGCCACAAACTCACGGATTTCAATGGAACTTCCGGGATGGGAAAACTCAAGGGTCGGTTTAAAGCCAACGGCATCCATTTCACCTTCTGTTGCATTGTTCAATGCAATCGTATTAGAGGTACCATAAACTTCTATGGCGTAAGCGCCATCCTTAAAAACGATGTTGTCGGTTATCACCACACCCTTGGAATCAGGGGCGGGCCATGTTAATACATCATCAAAATCAAAGAGGATTATTCTGTCTTTTTTATTGCCTCCTACGCCTTTATTCAGGCCGGGTTTGGAGACTGAAAGCTTTACATACATGGTAATGTTGGTTTAAAGTGAATAAAAGGAACCGGCCTGGACCGGCTCCGTTGGATTACGCTGCGTTGACCGTATCAACAATGGTTTGAAGTGCAGCCAGTGAAGCAATCGAATCTTCAGCTGCAATAGCTGTTTTGTAATCGGCAAGCTTACCAACTACGGCATCACTTGCTCCGGCATCTTCCAACATATAAAGCTGGAGCTTTGTAGCAGAATCACCTTCGGCGTATGAATTGATCACTGCCAGGGCATCGATGTAGCAGAAAATTGCTTCCTCGATGGCAAAGCCTACGCCTTCCCACCATTCGGCGAATACAAACACATCGTATTTGTCAGGCTGCATCCACAATTTTGAGGCACCATTGTTCTTATG